TATTATACTACTGCTTGGGGCAGTCGTCAACCCATACAGCACAGATTCTCATTTCTCCACCAAGCAGTCTTTGTGCCTCACTGCCGTCTGGTGCTTTCTCAACATACTTAGGTTTCTTTATGGACTCGTTGATAATGCGATCATATTCAGGTGTGACCTCATCAATCGCACGATCAACATCACGCTTGATTCTGCGTTCTAACTTCGCAGGATCTTTAATAACAAACTCATTAAGAATAGTTTGTGGGAAATATTTTCTTTGAATCTCATCCAATAAGTCCCAAAGTCCATCTTGAGATATTCCTGTGCATTGTGAGAGTGCTGCTATAAGAGAAGATAATACGATTCCTATTATAGCATATTGTTTTATATTTGGTTTTTGTTTTCCAAATTTAAACATAAGAAAGGGGAGTTCTGCAGCACTCCCCTTATATATCAAACTTCTACCGTGATCAGTTTGGAAGCATACTCATGTGCATAAGATGTACGAGCACCATGATGCCCCCATCCGATCCAACTATACGCATAGTTCATGTAGCGATTAATTGACTTACCAGGAGTTTTCATCTTCTCCTCAATGTCTTGCCACTGAACTTCATTTGTTAGATAACGAAGTTGCGTGTGAAGTGATGATGGAGAACCACCATACTTCTTAGCAAAATCACCCAATCCATAATAACGGTTGGCAGATGTCCATTGAATCAGTCCGTAACCGCGTCCACAGTTACCCCAACTGGTTCTGCTACCACCTTCACAAATGTTAGGAACAAAAGTTGATTCCTGACGAATATTACCCATGATGGTAGCAAGGGCGTTTCTGTCTTTAATTCCAATGTTCTGGAAATATTCCAGAGCTACATTTTCATTTTCATTACACCCTTTACAAATTAGCCTTTTCTCTTTAGGTTTTTCGGGAGCAACCTCGCGGATTGCTGTCTCTTCAACTACAGGGGGCGGAGGACCGTCCATTTTGTAGTTTACGAATGGCAGTGTTGCCGTACTGGTTGTAACCGTTGCCACAAGAGGCAGGGCTACTGTAAAGAAATTTTGCACTAGTTTTAATTGAACTCTACATCCCAATAGAGAAAGCGCACTTCCCTCTTCTCAGAGGGCGATCTCCTGGGCTCTAAAATCACATCAAAATCTCATGATGTAATCCCCTGTGAGAGGGATTTTTCATAATAAGTTAATATTTAGGTTTTGTCAAGGTGCCAGTTTAAGAAGTGTCCACTCCTAAATAAGCTAGGTTTTCATCTTTAGAACAATGAAAAAGCTTCTTCTAGCCTTTTCGTTATTCTTCACTACTCCTGCTTTTGCTGCTGAAATTACATCAAAAATCGTTGATTCCGTACAACTAAGCGTTCAGGGTGCTGCGGTACAATCAAATAGAGTCGGTGCTCAATACACCGTCTCAGGCACAAACATTAACGTCACAACTCTTGGTGGAGTTGGTGGTGCTGGTTCTTATGCGATCAACACGAATGGTGGGGCATTTACTTTCAGTGAATCTTCAATTACTGCTGATACTAATGTCACCACTCAGTCGGCAGCTTCTGGAACAATTGCTGCTCCCAACCTTTATAGCGACTCTACTACTCAGTTAGGTGGTTCGGCAGGTTCTCTTGCTGGAACTATCAATGCTGCTGGTGTTCCTACCATCACCGCTGGTGGTCCTGGAAGCACTGGTACTGCTCAAAGAACCGTCGAGTTAAGCGTATTCAAGTGAGACACATAACTCCCGCTTTGCTGCTAGCAGCGGGACTTATTTCTCCCTGCTATGCGGCACCAGTCACTCCTAACTTTACGAGTGGCACGATTACTTCTGAGACCAGAACTCGCACTGAGGTGGTTGAAGTTATCAAACAAATAGAATATACCACTGGGACATCTTATACTGTCACTGGCACAAATATCAACATTCCTGGAACACCATCTCCAGGAGCGAACTACACCATTATCAATCAAGGTGCTCCGTTCCAGTTTAGTGAAACTCACTTGACTCCTGGAATTGCGAAAGAAACATGGATAGATCGCAAAACGGTAGAAGACTCTACCACAAATACTTTATCGGTCTTTACGCAATAGTATTTGCTCTACCAGCAACTGCTCAGCAAGCACCGTCTAATACTAACATAGCAGGACCCTCAGCATCTGCGACTGGTAATGTAACCAACCAGGCAGTTCAGGTGCTTCAGGGTCCTTTTGCTATGAATACTTATGGTGGTGGTGTGTCTTGCCAGGGTCCAACATTAAACTTACAAACCTTTGGTTACAATAGTCTTGCGGGCAGTACAGATCCAACATCATATCAGACCAATTCATTTAATGGAGGACTCTCTGCAGGGTTCTCCATACCTCTTGACGGATCTTTCCAAGAACTTTGTAAAGCAAGAGTCAGAACTGAAATCACAAGGCAGCAAGCAGAGGCAGATAAGGCTCGTTTAGATTTTGAATTAGTTCGTTTACTGAAGTGTGGTGAAGCAATCAAGTCAGGTATCAGTTTTCATCCAGAGAGTCCCTACGCAAAAATATGTGCTGATGTCGTTGTTAGGTATCCAAAAGTACAAGATGTAGTCAATGGAAATAAAACCAATCAGGTCTCCGTCCGTAAGAATTGACGAACCACCAATTATTTCTACGATAGAACCTCCTGTAACTCGGAGAGCACAGAAAACTGTGATACCTGAAATTGATATGCCGATTATTAATATGCCTGATACAACTATCAAATATCCTGTGATTGATGTTCCCACACAAGAAGAGTTTGATGCTGCGGTAAGAGCAGAACAAAAGAAACAAGAAGAAGAAAAACAAGAGAAGACTAGGGGACTTCCAGACACTACCCCAGTATTACCACAAGTCCAAATTCCTGTTCAAGAAAAGCAGGATAATCGGAATATTTCCGATCAACCACCATCAAATAATCTTGGAGTACCCGTCATTGAAGTACCCCTCGTCGGACAAGTCCCAATCCCACCTAAAGAGCAGGTTATTCTTGCTGGCACCACTGCTACTGCTTCTGTTGCTGCGGCTCTTGTTGGGAAATCTGTGGTGGAATGGTTGGTAGGTAAAATGAAACCTATTGTTCAACAGATATTTGTAAGAGGTAAGAAACTCCTAAACAGAGACCTTACCCCATATGAACTTCAAGTGTTCTTTGCCTTTGAAAAAACTGCTTCTCTTAAGAAAGTTAATAAGTTGCTGAAGAAAGAACAGAAGAAAGAGAAAAAAGAACAATACAAAAAGTTTCACGAGAAGTGATTACTTCTTACGCTTCTCTAACAATACACTAAAGTTTTTATCTTTTGTTCCCCCATCATAAGCAAGAGCATAACCTTCGTCAATCATTTGATTATTCAATGAGGTCTCTTGTCCATTAATAAACAAATGCCCGATGATTCTTCCATACTTCTCTGTACTGTCTGGAAGTTCGGTCTTGATAATAATATCTTTAGCACCTTCAAGTTTTTTTTTCAACCATTCTTTTGATTCAAGACCCATTGCCTTCTCTTTGAGATCCGTTGTTCTACTTTCAGGAGTATCAACCCCAGCAAGGCGAATACGTTTAGTGAGAGATATATCAAACCCTAAATCAATATCAGCGTCAATAGTGTCCCCATCGACTACTTTATGAATCTCACGAATTCTGTAAATATATGGATCTTTATTTTCCATCAGAAAGGTAACTTGAACTTCTCTGTATTTAGTTTGGGGATGGGAAGTTTCTCAAATGCTTTGTTGACTTGTTTCTCTACAACAGCACCGACGAACTCTTCTGGGTTGTCCAGAATCTTCTGTGCTTTCTGATAAGTCACATAAGCACCATAGCATAGTGCTCCACTCACCGCCAGACTTGCCGCTGATAAAATAAGTGCTAGGTTCTTCATTTTAGTAACTTCTCAATTGCGTTATAGTAATAGACGGCATTGTGATCTTCTACACCATCAAATCTCTTATCATCAGCATCTTCTAAATGAATCTCTGGATGAGTATGAACATATCCAGTCAAGAAAGGTGGAGTTTTGGGAACAACATCATCACCGTGAACAAAACGAAGATGCTCTACATTCTTCAGTCTTTCTTTCAAACCTCTACCACCTGGACGGGGAGAACCAATTGTGATGATTGCTAGGTCTGGTGCGGACTTAAGCATTAAATCAGCAACAACAGTCGCAGTCGCACCACCAAGAGAGTGTCCCGCAAGAATCAGTTTTCTACCTTTCTCTAGTGACTCAAAGTTTAATACTAGTTCTGTAATCGTTCTGGTAGCATTGTCCTTAAATCCTCTGTGAGTATCTTCACTACGGAATAAGAATTTTAGATTGGTTGCCCAGTCTGATGTTTCGTTGGTTCCCTCAATTGCGAGAATACAATATCCAGGAATACTCTTATCTACAATGAAATCATTCTTATCAGCATAAACATCAACACAGTTTTTAACTGCCTTTAGAATGACTTCTGTGGGTAGTGTCGTGTTCATCTTTCATCTCCTCGTTTGCTAACCGTAGTATATAGTAAATGATATACGCAACAAAGATAAGTCCTGGACCAAGAATCGCCATCACTCCCCAAGGAAATTCTTGCGGCATTAGAACTTACCTTCTACACAATAATCTGCTTTTTTATTTGGTGTATATTCCTTATGACCTTCTTGGGGTTTCATCCAACCACATCCAATCAACCATTCCATCGTCATCGGAGTGGGTCTTACCTGCTCCCAGAGTGGTCCTTTCGCACACATTTCTAGGTGCTTTGCCGTTTGACCTAACTGTTCTTCTGCCCAGTTCGCATCTGCCTCCCAAGGCACAGCACGACTTTGACCCATAGACTCATAAGAAAGCCTTGTGGTCTTCATTACCCAAGATGGTATTTCAGCATCTTGATGAACCTGAGCCATAAATGCTGTTTCTATTCCACCACCCATACAGTCCTGAACTACGTGCCATCCCTCGTGACGTAGTGTTCCTAGAAACTCTCTTGGGTCTTTGAGTAACTCTTCATTTATAAAGAGACGGTTATACTTTGGTTTATATAACCCTACCGTTCTTGGTGTGAAATATCTGGGTGGAGCAATATAAACACCAACATTGACTTTCTCTAGTCCTACTAAAATACGCTTGACTTCTTCTCTGAATGGGTCAAGTTCTTTTGCTTTGAGTAATTCTGATTCTGATGTAAGTTTCTCAACACCTTCAGTACATTCTAATAGAATCATACAACCCATCGCTGCCAGACTATATGCTGGAACGGTGGGTTGTTTCTTTACTATTTTTTCAGCACTTGCGGGAAGAACTAAACTTAATAATAGACCGATTGTTGTGAGGAGTTTTTTCATTCTCGTCCCTCTTGATGATGTATCCAAACTTTCAAATCTTTTACATATTTTCTTAAGGTTTCTGCTTGTGATAGGTGCCACTCTTCTTGTGTATCTAGATACAGTCTCATATGATTATCAACTGCGTCTAGACACTTTTTAATTACAGGATTCCAAGGCTCCCGAATCGGAGTGTTCCACTCTCGTGGCATAATACCTCACTTTTTTTTACCACCGTTTTTTGCTTTGTTTGCCGTCGCATTTCCTTGGTTCTGCTTAGAGTTTTTACCTCCAGCAGAACCTTTCTTGCCCTTATTTGCGGACTTTGCCATTATGCTCCACCTGTGCGGGGTTGAACTTGACCCTCTTCCAGTGCTTCAACTCTTGCTTCAAGATTTGTAACAGGTGCTTCTGCTACTGGAGCAGGTGGTTCTGGAGGAGCTTCTACAACTGCTTCTCTGCGTGGCTCTTCTTTCTTCTCATCATCCTCACCACCTTTCTTCATAGTATTAATACCAAAGGTAGCAGCAGAAGCGGTGAAGACCGTAGCAATGAAGGTAGGATCCATTTTTGCGAGCATACCAGCATAGCTAGCGGTCAGGAGAGCGGCAGACCAACTCAAAATCGCAACACGAATAACTTGACTCATAGTTTTTTCTTTTTTGTTATCCATCAGTCCGTGTGATGAAGTCTGTCTTATTTAGGATTTTAGAACCTAAACTTAACATTTGCGGACACTGCTGTGTTGCTCACACCATTATTAATCTGATGAACTCCTTGAATGCTAACGATTTCTTTATAGTCAAGAGTTGCTGATGCTTCAATCGCATTATCAGTCGCATAAGAACCTTCAACACTTACACCAAACAGGTTCTTTTTCTTACCACCGAAACGAGTTTCAAGTCTTAAACCTGCTTCACCAACATTATATGTTTCATTTACACCTTCAACAGTTCTTGCTGATTGCGATGAACCAGTTTCAGTGAATGCGTTTCTCTTATAGTTACGAACAGTATGTCCAACAAAAGGAGTTATGTTCTTGTGAGCGTGAATGAAGAGTCTATTGCTGACCCACCATTCTTGTCCAGAAGTCTGACTATCATTGCTGAAAACTCCAGCAACATTTCTGGAAACATTGTAGTTGTTCTGAGCAAGACCAGCATTCGTCAGAAGTGATAAAGTATTACCTCTAAACATATTGAAGATACCATAATGACCCTTCATCAGTTTGGAAGTGCTATCTGAACCATTCAGATTCAGAGTTACATTATTATATTGACCACCGATAGTCCAGGTTGGTTTGATATCAATTTCTACACCACCACCATAGATGAATGAAGTTCCAGAGTATCCATTCTCTCCTTGTGACCAGGCATAGTAGTTCTTGCTGAAGACTCTAACCTTTTCTTTTGATTGAGATGGTTCGTGGTTGAGAAGTCCTTGTAATGATTCACCCATCTTATCCATAACTTCGTGCTGATCTACACGACCATAGAAGTCAGCATAAGCGTGTGAAGTCGCAACTGTGCTTGCTTGTGATGTGGTTACAACAGCAGTTCCGTTTGTAACAACAGTTGAGTTGTCACTATAAGTATCAGTTGTGACTGGTGTTGTAGTGGTGGTTGTAACAGAAGTGGTTGTTACATCAGTTTGAGTGTGACGGTTGATTCTCTGTCTTCCATCATCTTCAGTTGCTGTATGAGTAACGTTTGTTTGAGATACAGGAGCAAGAACAGCGACCGATGAAACTACATTATTAACAGTATTGGAACTGACCAGAGTTGGTGGTGGAGGTGTTCCCCCAGTTTCGTAAATATCAAGAATACCATTCAGGTTAGCATCGCCAGAAAGTGCTGCTGCTGAAAGAGATACAGTACTGGAAAGAATCACACTATCCATAGGCATCCAGTTGACTGTTGGAGACCCAGCAGCATTGTAGGTGAATTGATAATCACCAGCACCAAGTCCAGTGAAAGTTACACCCTGCCAAGCATATGATGTTTGGATATTAGTATCATATGGAACTAGTTGTGTTCCATCAGAGGTAAAATAGTTTGTACCAGGAATCAATCCGTCTGGCGTTGTTGCTGACAATAAAGACCAGTTTACAGTTGTCGCAGAAAAAGCAGTTCCGTTGATACCTTGTAAGGTTAAAGTTCCTTCATTAAAGTTAGTTCCTGGATGCCAGTTACCATACCAGAAAGTAACGGATCCATTTCCCCCACCAACATATCCTATAGAGTTGGTGTGAGACAATGCTGCTGTTGGCACTCCAAGAAGAAGCGCAGACGCTGCAGCCAGCGCCTTTT